AGTATCATTAAGGATTTCTTTGTCAAGAACCCACAGAAGCTCTCAGACCTTATTAAGAAGATCATAGACTATTACGAGCCACACAAGGCTACCTGCAATAAGGTCTATCTATACCACGATCGCTCAGGCTTTAAGAGTGAAGCCAACAGCAAGACGACTTTGGCGCAGGATGTGGAGGACATGCTCCGCACAGCAGGCTGGCAGGTGTATAACAAGACACCCAACACGAACAATCCAAGCCATATCCTCAAGTTTCGACTGATTAACGAGATCTTAGAGGAGAGCAACAAAGTACTGCCTTTTGTCCGTATCAATGAGGATAACTGCCCTAACCTAATCGTATCCATGGAGAATGCAGGGCTTAAGCAGAAAGAAGATTCCTTCGAGAAAGACAAAAGCTCGGAGCGCTCTACCTCCATTCCTCAGGAACATGCTACCCACCTGTCTGACTGCTTCGACTACCTTGTATGGTGGAAATATGCATATCTGATGGACAACGATCGCCACGATTCGTATATTATAAGTTCTGTTTAAAGAGAAAAGCACACCTAATTAGGTGTGCTTTTGTTTTTAAATTGATTTAATCTTATTAAGCGTCTCAATGTAATAATCCTTGAGCCTTTGCAAATCTTCGTCTGTGAACTTATTGCGCCCTATCTGCGCTCTCTTATGGGTCACGGTAGATATGGCTTTGCCAATGACAGAGGAAACCTGCCTATCTGATAACTCTAATAGTTCAATGATATATAATACTTTTTCTTGTGTAGTCATAATCCTTGCATTTGTTTTAGTTCCCAGTCAAGATAATTCTTATACCACTGCCACGCTTCTTCAATGAATTGTTCTACTGATATAACAGGGCCATATATCCCGCCTATACTTATTACATTGTTCTGGACAACAACTAACCTGAATTGCTCCAACATATCATACACATATAACCGCTGGGGCATGGCTCTGTAGGTATCATTGAGCCTTACAATCTCGCTGTTCTCCTCAATTACCATTATCAGGCTCATATAATGAGGGGAATATATATAGGTAAGGTCAATATTAGGTACGATAGGGTTACATGCTAATAAGAACTTAGGTATAACCATATCAGCTACCTCATATTTTTGATTAAAAATATCGTCTACATTCATAATTTTTTTTTTTGCTTGAGGTTAAACAAATTTATATTTTGTCAAATGTAATCTACCCCCTCCGACTTTGAACTTAGTGACTTTTTCTCCACAATAATCAATAGGTTCGTCAAGTGTTATTGTAGATGCTTGATGCCCATCACAATCGTACTGATGAGCACTATACCCACATGTCATCTTAGGGAGTTGCCATACCCCCCAATTCATGGAATTGAGATACAATAATATTCTTCTAATATTTTCTATAGTTACATCAAAAACTTTGCCCTCTTTAATTTCGTTTTCGAGCGCACGAAAATCGGCTTCAAGGCTTTGTTTAGCTTGCTCGTTCTGCTTTTTTTTCTCTTGGTGAGCATTCTTGCAAAACTCACAATATTTAGTATAGGCTTCAATTATGCTCTGTGTAGTAACTTCACCATCTATCTCAATGCTGAATGTCGGGTGGGATGTAAAGTTTTGCGCCTCTACAGTTTCAAAAGCCACTTCATTAACTTGTGGATAACCTTGCTCTTTTTTTTGAAAAGTAACATTATCAGCTACAATGTAAGTGTAGCGTTTTGTTTTGTAAAAATCTAATTTCATTATTCTTGAATTTTAATTGTTATACTATTTATTAATAAATTCTTTTGCGCTTTCAAAAGTGAATTTCTTAGAATAAAACTCTTTTGAGTACTTTTTGTTTGATTTTACAAAAGCATAATAGTCTTTTAACAGCTTCTTGTTTGACTTTACAAAGTCAAGCACTTCTTGGCTACCCTCTTTATTGGCTGATAACTTAGCCTTACTTGCTTGAGCCTTGCGCTCTGCTGCCTGCTCTCTTCTCTCTATCTCATTAGAAAGATTGGTTACATACGCTTCATTTTTTTGTAATTCATAAGCGATTACCCATAGTTGTTTATCAGAGAAGAAGTCTTTTAAGTTCTCAGTGATGATCTTATGAGCTAATGTACCTTGAGGTAAGCTCTTAGTTATTCTATCTCTTACTGATTGAGCTACCTGTCTGCTGCTCTCCTCTATATAATCACCTATTGAACTAATGGTAGAGACACTTGGGTTAATGTAGCTTACATCATTATATATGTCTTTGATTGTAATAGTTCTCATTTTGTTTGAATTTTATTTGTTATACTTCTTTCTTTTTGACATTGCAAAGATACGTATTATTTTTTAATGCGCAATGAAAAATAATATTTTTTTACTCTTGCAATCAGTTAAATTTTTCTTAATTAAAAAAGAGGTTGTTTTTTAACAAAAAAGCGGAAGCAGATGGCTCATTCATATTTCACTCCGATTTTTAAAATTCAAATTGTAAAAATAATTAAGGCGGCAGGGGGCTTTTTTTGCACACTATGAAAATGAAATTGATTTTTAGACTTTTAACATTTTGAAAAACAAAGCAGTGAAGGCAAAATAATGATAAAGCACCCTGTTTTTTCCCGCTGGGGAATGTGTCCTTTATTTATCCTGATAGTTTTTTGACCTTTGCAGCATGGTAGAAAAGATATTTTTAAATGACGCTTTGGCAGAAATGCGGAAATTAGATGCAGAGAAAAAGCCGATACCCTTTTCCTTGGCAGTACGCACCTATAACAAGCAAAATGGGTTTGGCGGAAAGCTCCTGATATACCATAATGCTACCCTAATGCAACAGCCCAAGGGTAAAAAAGACTTTGAGAAAAACCCTAACCACTGGGACAACAAGACTCGAAATATTAAACTTGCAGACGGCACCATAAAGAAAATTATTATCCTGTTTATAATGGCTTTTAATGGGAAAGAGGTGATTTATTAGTATGGAAAAAATAGATAACGACTTATATATACTCTCTAAGAGTGGGGCGGCTGTGCTCTTTAATAATAAGCATGGGCTTACAGCGCCCAAAGCTAAAAAAGACCTATCCGATACGGATAAGTACTCCGTGTGGGGGGATGATAACCTTTACCCGCAGCAGCTGACCGAAAAGCTCAATAAGACAGGGGCGGCCATAGGAGGGCTGGAGGTGCTGATCTCGGCTCATTATGGGTTAGGGTTCCGCTTATACCAAGACGTAGAGACAGAAGAAGGAATCGTAACCAAGGAACGCGCACGTAACTCTTTCCCTGAGCTGAACCAGTTCTTTAAGGCTTGCCGCTGGGATATTACCATGTCCGAGATCGTGGAAGACTTTGAGACCTACGGGATTGCCTTTGTGGAGTATTTGCTTTCGCCCAATGGGGAAAAGATCGTATCCATAAAGCGTCAGCAAGCGGCTCATTGCAGGTTGGGCGTACCTCCTGAAAAGGGCTATGTGGATAAGGTGTATATCAATACCTCGTGGGGTAGTACCTTAGACGAGGAGCTAACGGAGGAAGTGCCCTTTTACTCGGATATGCATTCGGTGGAGAGTCTTAAGGCGTATTGCAAGGAGAAGAAGGTGGATAAATTCATCGTGCCAGTGATGCGTACCCTTACCACGGAGAAGAATTACCCTAAGGTGAAATGGCATAGCTCCTTTGCCAATGGCTGGGTGGATGTGGTGCTTTCGGTGCCGACATTCAAGAAGTACATGTTTGAGAACCAACTGAACTTGAAATTTGTTATCTATGTGGCCGATGACTTTTTTTCCCATAAGTTTGGCCGCAATGAGTGGCAGGAGATGAGTGATGTGCAGAAGGAGCAAGAGCGGCAGAAGACCATCAAGGCGATAGACGAGCATATGAGTGGGAACAAGGCGGCGGGGCGCTCCTTTCTATCGCCTTTCTTTCGTGACAGCTCTGGGAACCTGATACGCGGTATAGAAGTGGTGCCCATAGATGACAAGATCAAGGACGGCAACTTCCTTCCTGATGCCAGCGCGGGGAACTCGGAGATACTTTTCCCGATGGGGGTAGATCCTTGTTTGCTTGGGGCGGGTATCCCAGGGGGGAAGAACCTCAGCGGGAGCGGCTCGGACAAGCGGGAAGCCTATACGATCCTCTCCACTCGTATGCCGATCAAGCGATTGCGTACCTTGGAGATATTCGAGCGGATAAGGGACTGGAACGGATGGGACGAGAGCCTATACGGCAATTTCCCTAATATCAACCTTACAACCTTGGACAAGAACCCTAACGGGCAGCAGGTAATCGTAAATTAGTTAGACATGCTTATTTTGATAAGTCCTTTCCCAAGCGGGGAAGGACTTTTATTTTTGTAAGAAAAAAAGATATGTTTGAACGAATTGAAGAGATTAAGGCGTATATCCATGTGTCCAAGTACTTGGATATACAGATCCTTAGGCCGTATATAGATACGGCTATTAGTGAGCGGGTACGTCCGCTGGTAGGTGAGGTGATATGGGAGAAGCTCTCCGATGATTCCTTTGTTATGCCCCGCAAAGCGGAGATATACGAGGGGGTGAAAAAGGCTGTGGCCAACTATGCCATTGCGTACAGTATTCCTTTCGTAAAAATGCACCTGTCCAGTACAGGCGCCAACGCGTACCAAGATAATAAGATGGAGCGCTCGCCCTGGTGGGATGTGCGAGACTATGGGCTGAACGCGGTACGCATTGGGGATCATGCGCTCAATGGTGCTGTGGCACTCTTGGCCACAAGTTCCTTTGGGGCCGAGTTGCCCTTTGCCCGCGAGGTGGCGGGGTCGCTCTTTGGTAGTCCGCGGGAGCTGTCGGAGCTGTATTCCATAGGGGATTCGTACGAGATCTTCTTGCGGCTGTTACCCCTTATGCGGGATATATGGGAGCTGTACATAGCCCCGCAGCTGTCGCCCTGTGTGCTCTCGGATATACGCGGTGATGAGACGGCGCTTGCGCTGCTGAAAAAGATCGTGGGCTACTACACCTTGGCCGATGCTGTCTTTATGCAGGGGCTTACCTATACCACTTCGGGAATCGTGCTGCAATGGGAGCAGCTGCCTTGGCAGAAGTCCATGCTGCTGAGCGACACCCAGCTCAAAGCACTCAAGGAGGGATTCTTGGAGCGAGCGCAAAGATATAGGGACCTGCTATTACAATATATAAAGGCACACCCTGCATTGTTCCCCTGCTACCAAGGTGAGCCGCTCGTACTTAGGGAGCCTGTGGCCAAGAAGTCGGGACTCTATTTCTAATGATTAATGCCAATAATGATTAATGCCAGCAGAGAAGAGAGAAAATGGAAAAGTGCATTTTTTTTTTGAAAAATACACTTTTGCGCTAAAAAGTGCTGTTTTTTTTTCCTACATTTCCTACAAAGGGTTATTTACTTATAAATCAGTTATTTAAAGCTAAAAAAGCGTAGGAAAAGGCGTAGGATTTGTAGGAAAATGTGGAAGTTGTAGGAAAGTGTAGGAAAATGAAATGCGGTTTTCCTACAAGAATTTAAGGGAAATTAACACGAAAAAGCCCCTTTGAAAAAATATTTATCTTGATTTTCAGTAACTTATGTTTTTTGTAGGTTTTGTAGGAAATGTAGGAAAAAAAAATCGGGGTTTTGGGGCAAAAAGAGGAAAATTTAAAAAAAACGTATGTATAAGCAGTTGAAAGATTATTTTCATCACTTGGCCGATAAGCATGTGATGATACAGGAGCACGTGGGGTATTTCTCCCGTGAGATTATAGAGAAGCAAAGTAGCTTTGCTGGGATCGCCTCTCCATTCTTGGCGATCTATGATTATGAATTGGGCTTGGACGGGGACGAGCTGAACACCTTGGGGCGTCGTAAGCTCGTCTTTAGTATCGTCTTTGCCGATGCGCCGCACGATGATTTTGAAAGGCAGCAGGAGAAGATAGACCAAGCGGAGCGTATTGCCTTGCAGCTCTTGGCGCGTATCAGGTGGGACAGTCACCAGCGGGATCATTTCCTATATGGTGCTTTTGAGAAGGACTTGACGCGTATTTTCCCGATCGAGGAGCCACAAGCACACTTGTACGGGGTAGATGTGGAGGTGCATTTTAAGACCAAGGCGCCGCTGGTAGTCAATCCCGCAGACTGGGAGGATACGTTCTTAACTTGTTAGTGGTTAGTGGTCAGAGAAGGGAGGAAAACTTTAACATATTTAAGAGTAAAAAAACTTGGGGAAAAATTTGGATATTGCGAATATTCGCAGTATCTTTGCGGTGTTAAATAAAATAATAGTTTATGACAAATCAAGAAACTCAAAGCCGCGAGCTTACAGACAAAGAGTGGGAGCTTATTCAAGCTATCCGAAACTACAAAAAGGCTTACCCTAACGGATCAAAATCATTAATTCGTTACATTCAGGAGCTCTTAGATGACCTACTTGACAGAGACTAACAGTAAGCCCTCCCAAGAGGGCTTACTTTCAACAAATATTCATACTATGGCAATAACAGTACAAAAACAGGAACGTATCACGATGATGCAACAATTGGACGACATCTCTATAGATGTCTCTTGGCGACAAATCGCACACGATTATTTTGGGAAGTCCTCTTCATGGATTTACAATAAGCTCCATGGTCGCGATGGCAATGGTGGCGAGGGAGGCTTTACCGAAGCAGAAAAAATACAACTACAAGGCGCCTTGCTGGATATTTCCGAACGTATTCGCCGCGCCGCTAACAGCATTCAGTAGTCATTGACTGAATTTTATTTAACATCTGAAGCCCTCAGCAATGGGGGCTTTTTTAGTAGTCTCATAAGAGAGCGTAAGAGAGAATTAAGAGAGGTTTTGTGCTTGAAGCCCTTTGTTTGTAGGCTCTTAGGATTGAAAAGTAAAGAGAGAATTAAGAGAGGTTAGGGATTAAGGGTTAGAAAAATATTTTTTCCAAAGTTGTCCCTTTGCTTGTGGGGGCGTGCATTGTCTGTTTAGACAATA